AGCAACTAAGAAGATGGAAGGAGATACGGATGGTACTCAGGGTTAAGCGGATTATCCGAAAGGACGGGAAGCGAACGGTCGTATATCACTATAAGGGCACAGTATAATTATTTTCATCGAAAAGCACCAAAATAGGAATTTTGTATTATCTTTGATATGCGAAACTCTTTAATGAACATTCCATGATTAGATTAACACACCATAAGGCTAAGGCCGATATTTTTAGGTAGAGTTTCGCAGACTGTTCGCCTAAATTTATCGGTCTTGGTCTTTGTAATAATGTAGATATGGAAACAGAAATTTGGGAAAGCGTTGTAGGCTACGAAGGATACTACGAAGTTAGCAGTTTGGGTCGGTTAAAATCAATTATGCACGGAGCAGGTAGAAGAATTGGAGTATTAAAACCAAGTATCAGTAGTAGTGGCTATTATACTTGTGTTTTATATAAAGACTTTAAGAAGAGAACCATTTCAATGCACACTATTATTGCAATGGCATTTTTAGGGCACAGGCGGGAAGGGCATAAATTCGAGATAGACCACATAGACGGAGATAAAAAAAACAATAGGGTTGATAATCTTAGAATATTAACAACACGAGAAAACACAACCGAATATCAAAAAAGGAATAAGAGCAAATCGTCAAAATACATAGGGGTCAGTAAGGATCCTGAATCCGATTGCTGGAAGGCTATTATCTATACAGAAAAAAGAAATAAATATATAGGGAGGTTTAAAACGGAAATAGAAGCAAGTGAGGCATATCAGAAAGAGCTATCTATCATAAGCACGGGATAACGTTGATTATTTGACTAATAATTTAAGCACGGGTAACACTGAGCTTTTTTGCGTTTAGGAAAATAAAAAATGGCGGTAGGATTTTTCCCCCGCCACCGTTCTTTGAAATATGGATTTTCCCGCCTACCACTCAATCCCGTAATGGGAAAAGGTCGAGCGTATGAATTTTTCCGCCAGGGGGCTGACATTGACCCGACCGTACAGGTAAGGCTCCAGGCTCCTGGCATCCTTCAAACCGAGTTCAGCAATAAACAGCCTGCGGACTTCCATCCGTTGGGAGAATGGAAGCGATTGCAGGGTAGGGGCGATTGGCTTTTTCATAGTTGTAATTATTAGTGGTTTAAAATCCAAGTTCGTAAGAAAGAACATCTTCGATTGATTCGTAAGTATCAGTCAGGCCATTTTCAAGAACAACCCATTCAGCAAACATCTGATTGTACCCAGATTTGCGCTGTTCGGTACGTTCTTGAATAAAGGACAACGTTTTGCAAGAATTATTCTGCTTATTGGCTGAATGGTCAGAAACACGAATCTTAACAGTTTCACCATTGGAGTCTTCCATGTTGAAGTATGAAGAGTAACCTATTTCAAGGCCTTCTCTGATTGCTTCGGATGCTTCGTTGATAGTTTTCATAGTGGTTGTTTTTAATACCTCAAAGATAGGGGTAAAATCAACACAATACAAATATAATTGTATGTTATAAAACACGTTATTGAAGATTATTGAAATTATTTGCATACAACCGTACTACTTTGCAAGAATATGCGTTATCTTTGCATAAACTAACACTTTAGACAATGGCACAAGGTAAAGCCTTCACAGAGGACGAAAGGAACGCCATATTTACACAAATATGCAACAACGTTATAGAGAACCGCATATCGTTTAATAAAGCCGTAGAGGAGTCTGAAATAAGCCTTACGCTGTTTTATCAATGGATTGTATCATCTGAAGACCGTAAAACCCTGTATAACTACGCACGTGAGGTTCGGTCTGATGTTCTGTTTGAGGAGATTGTCGAGATTGCTGATACTACCGAGGATGGCGTTATAACGACAGAGAAGCCAAACGGCATAGAGATTAAGCACGCAGACATGATTGAACACAGGCGGTTAAAGGTCGATGCTCGTAAATGGGTAGTGTCTCGAATGAATCCAAAGAAGTACGGTGATAAACTCGATTTGTCAAACAATGGCGAAAGTTTTGCCCCAACCGTTACCATAACACCTGAACTTGTAAAGTCGTTATCTGATAATCTGTAACATTTGCCCACTAAATAAGGCAAAAATACTTACAGTTGTGTAAATCCTACCGGTACCGAATTATCAATCTGTAACTAAATGCCCAAAATCACAGAATTAACCCCCGAACTTGAAGCGGTGTTGCAGATTGCAGCCCGTCAAAACTTCTGGTGTTTCTGTTGTTTGTGGGATTGGGATTTTTTCAGGGTCAAACGCCGCTTTCTAAAGGAGGTGGCTTTCTTGTTTCAGGAAGTTGCGGACGCATACGCAGAAGGTCGTGCAATGTCCGTATCGGTGTCAATGCCCCCACGTGCAGGGAAATCCTACATAACAAGCCTGTTCGCTGCCTGGTGGCTCGGTACGCACCCTAAACTGTCTGTCATGCGTAATACATGCACGGCTTCACTGTATCAGGAGTTTTCATACGTTACCAGGGGGATTGTTCAGGACGTGAGATTTAAGCGTGTGTTTCCAGAAATCAAAATCAAGAAGGACAAACAGAACCTTGATGGGTGGTCTTTGGAAACATCTAAGCAAGTAGGATACTTTGGCGGTGGTGTTGGTACGAACATCATAGGAAAGGGCGCAAACATAGCTATAACCGATGATTTGTACTCAGGCATGACGGATGCCCTTAGTGATGCCATAACGACCCGCACCGACCTTTGGAAGTCCTCAGAGCATAACTCTCGCATGGAAAAGAATTGCCCTGAGATATTCATCGGCACTCGCTGGACAAAACGGGATGTACTTGGTAAGGCGATGGAATCCGGTAAGATTGAACGGTCTGTTATTATACCGGCACTGATTAACGGTGTATCGTTTTGCGATGATGTGAAATCAACAGACGAATATCTATCCATCCGACAGGAAGAGGGCGAGGACTCGATGACATGGCAGTCGGAGTATATGCAGCAACCTATCGAGGCTAAAGGATTACTACTGCCTGAATCCGAATTACAGTTTGATGACTTCACCAGGTTAACGCCTGACAATTTTATCTACCGCTTTGCTGTTGGTGACCCTGCGGACAATGGAGGGGACAAATACGCTATGCCGTTCTGTTACGTCCGATTCTCTGGCGCAGTGCCTCAAGTCTATGTTACGGATGCCATCTGCAATGGATACGGTATTGAGTACAATTCTGAAATGATACTACACCGATGTACTGAGTTGTTTATTGATGACGTGTACATTGAATCTAACGGGGTGGGTTTGGCCTCTATTGTCCTACTTCGTAACCGACTGCATAAGAACACCACCTTGAAGCCGTTTAACTCTAGTGAGAACAAGGAAGTCCGAATCATGTCGCACTTTGAATTTATTAAGAGGTACTTTGTATTTGACAAGGACTACAAACAGAAACCCGAATACCGTCAATTTATGCAGGACTTGACTTCGTATGTGAAGGGCGGACAGAACTCCCACAAGGCCGATGCTATTGATTGTTTGGCAACGGCGGCACAGGTTATCAAGGCAAAGTATAGAAAGACTTTGTACTAAAATGAATAAATATTTGCAATTTGTGATAATTTATACAATAATGATGTATATTTGCAACGTAAAACGTATAATATGGCTTGGAACTTCCTAAAAAAGAAAGACGTAACACGCACTCTAAGAGAGTCCAGCACATTGACAAAGGTCGGAACGTTCGAGGTTCCCGACAAGCTGACAGACCTAAACGCATTCCGTTTGGCCTCATCCGTTTCAGAGATTTACTACCCTATTGATTTTATTGCTGATCGCATTTCTAAGCTGACCTTCAAGGTTATGAAGGGCGAAACCGAAGTTAAAGGAGACTTAGCTCGGTTCGTTACGAACATTAATCCACTGTATTCATTCTCGGACATGGTGTATATGTATATGTTTTCCTTGTTGGCTGATGGTAACACTAGGGTATATCGAAGCGTCCCTGATTTGTATAAGACAACGAACGTAAACAACATTTCACGCATAAACATATTTCTACCTGACGAATTAGAGATGCTGGAATACTCGAACGTATCCAAACTTTCCATATCCAAGGTGTCGGACGTTATCCGAAGGGCGTATGTGTCGAACAGCGGTCTTTCAAACATGGGATTCTCCAGGGATGAGCTGAATGTCGAAAACCTGATTATCAATTCAATCGATGCAAGTAGAAGGGATGATTCAATGTTACTTAGCAAATCCCCGCTATTCAAGGCATATCGCAACATTAACAACCTTCTGGCCGTGTATAGTGCCCGCTACAACGTTTATGTCAATAATGGCGCAGCAGGCATCTTAGTCAGGAAAGGTTCAACAGGCAACACCATTGATAGCTTGTCAGACGTTCGTACAGCCGAAGAGATACAGGCCGAATTGAATTCAAGGTATGGTGTTACGGGAAATAGAAACCTTTGGGGCATTTCCTCAACTCCGCTAGAATTTGTTAAGACCTTAGCCGATATTAAAGACTTGATGCCACTTGAGGAAACCCTTGAGAACGCTATCAAAATAGGCGGTGTTTATCAGATTAAACCTGAATTGCTTCCAAGGATAGATAATGCCAAGTTTGACAATCAAAACATAGCCGAACGCTCTGTTTGGGAAAATACCCTAATGTCCCTAACACAGACTTTTGAAACTAATTGGGCACGCATTTGTATGTTGGACACGGTTGGCTGCACAATCAAAGCGGACTACTCTTCAGTATCATGTTTGAAGGCAAACGAAACTGAAAAGGAAACGAACATCAAAGCACGGTTGGAAAACCTTGAAAAATTACGGACTATGCGACCCGATAAGGAATCGGAAATAAATAAACAGATCGATTTAATTCTAGAAGAATATGGACAAGGATAAATTTGGCAAAGAAGAGCAAGGCATTTGCCGTGCGATGATTGAAACAGAAGAAGGCGGGGCTGATTCTCTTGAATTTGACTTTGAGGCCGTAGCGGTTCCGACCGATAACAAACAGTTGAAATATTCGTATAACAACGATGAATATTTTTACCAAGTCTTACGGACTGGCAAAGAGAACATTAATACTGAACGGCTGGACATGGGTCTTCCGATGTTTGATAACCATACATGGGACAAGTCGGCCTCACAAACGCTCGGAATAACCAACGGGTATGACTTTACCGCAAGGGGTCTATCAGTAAGGGTTAAGCATGGCGCAAGAGCCGATCAGTCCTTGAGGGATGACATTAAAAACAAAATCATCCGTTCAGTTTCAATCGAAGGCGATGTTGAGTTATACTCTATTGAAAGGGTTATGGGTCAAGTCCCCGTTTACTACGCTGAGAAGTGGACACCTACATCACTCTCCT